ATTTGCTCCAAATGCAGTTACAGTTCCTATACTTGTATTAGTTGATTTAGTTGTGTTTGTATTTACAGCGAATGTAGTTACAAACGAAGTTGAAGCGCCAAATGCAGTTATAGTTGATACACTCGTATTTGTAGCAGCTGTAAATCCTGTACTTGCAGTAAATGAGCTTACAGTAGCTACACTTGTATTTGTAGCATTTGTAAATCCTGTACTTGCACCAAATGCAGTTACAGTAGCTACACTTGTATTTGTAGCATTTGTAAATCCTGTAATTGCAGTAAATGAGCTTATAGTAGATACAGTTGTATTTGTAGCATTTGTAAATCCTGTACTTGCACTAAATGCAGTTATAGTTGATACACTTGTATTTGTAAGGTTTGTAAATGCTGTACTTGCAGTAAACGCAGTTATAGTTGATACACTTGTATTTGTATTATTTGTAAATCCTGTACTTCTAGATGTTTCAATAATAGTATCATAGAAAGTTGTGTAAGATGTAGTTGTCTCGTAAGCAGTAGTAGTTGCTCTAGTTGTATTAAATGTTGTTGTTCTACTTGTCTCAAAAGTTGTTGTGGTTGTAAACTCTGTTGTAGTTGTAAGAGTTGTATTAAATGTAGTTACTGTTCCAAAACCAGTTGTTGTTGTAATTGTTGTATTAAATGTAGTTGTAGTTAAGAAAGTTGTAACTGTACTTCTAACAGTATTAAATGTTGTAACAGTATCTCTAGTTGTTTCTGTAGTTCTGCTTGTATTGAATATTGAAACTCTAGAAGTGTTGAAAGTAGAGATAGTATCTCTGGTAGTGTTAAAAATTGTTGTTGTATTAAAAGAAGTTTCTTGTGTACCAGAAATATAAGTGGTTTGAGTATTAGTATTTCTATCAGTGACATAAACAATTTCAAATGGCCCAGCCAATGAGCCATTGTCATTTACGTATACTTCATTAATACGACGAAGTGTTCCGCTATCATTAATAGCAAGAAAGTCGATATTACGAAGTGTTCCGCTGTCATTGATATATATTGCCATATCTTATGCCGAATAAACAAACCATATATGACCACTGCTAGTGCTGCCTACGCTTACTGGCGCGGTAGTAGTGATAGTGTATGGCAATCTTGTGGAAGAAATTGTTCCACTTGTTATTTTATCTGCCGAAATACTGATAGCTGCAGCTTCACCTGCGGCATCAAACTTCTCACTTCCATCAACACTAAATCCTGCATCTTCGATGTTAAAGTTTAGTTTCTGTCCCATATTATACCTCTATTGTTGTTCTAATAAACTTGTAACTGATTGTATCAGTTGATCCTGGAGTTACTCTTAATCTTACATTACCTGCACTTACATCTGCATCGAATGTTGCCTGTGCACCATTGTCAAATATAGAAGCGTATTGTGTTAAATATGCGGTTGTTCCATCATGGAATAATAATATTTCTAACACTTGATAATCACTATCTGTAGTATTTGTAACTTGTACTATATATTTAGCTGCTCTAAATGTAGCTGTTGCAAAAGAATCTAAAGTAAACTCAGTTACTGAAGATGAACTTCCTGTGCCTACATCCATACCAGCTACTTCATCTATGTGAAGTTTTTGTGGTGGATTACTGTCTTGTACTCCAAAGTTTCCATTTACATTTACTGCACCTGAACCAAGAGTTGTTGCACCTATAACTACTCCAGTAGTTGCTGTCATAGTTTTGCCATCTAAAGCACCACTTGATAGTTGTGTAGTAGTTACAGAGTTATTTGCAATCTCACTTGACCCAACAGCGTTTGCTGCTATTTTAGCTGCTGTTACAGAGTTAGCTCCTAGTTTTCCATTTGTTACATTAAGATCAGCTATTTTAGCTGTTGTAACTTGTAGATTTCCTAAGTGTATAGTATCTATACTACCACTTACTAATTCTGATGAATCTACTGAGTTAGCTGCTAATAAGTCTGCTGTGATTAATCCACTTGAAATAAAGTTTACACTATTAATAGCGTTATCTGCAATATGTACAGAAGTAACTGCATCTGTTGCAATTTCACTTGCTGTAATAGTATTAAGAGCAATTTTTGCTCCAGTAACCGCATTATTTGCAATGTGTATAGTATCTATACTACCACTTACTAATTCACTAGAGTCTACTGAATTAGCTGCAAGTTCTGATGAACCAACTGCTCCTATTGCTATTTGTACTGCTGTTACAGAGTTTCCTGCTAGTTCAGAAGCTGTGACTGCGTTTGCCGCAATTTGATCGCTTCCTACAGAGTCTATTGCTATTTTATTTGCTGTAACTGCATTATCTGCAATATGTATAGTATCTATACTACCAGTAACAAGTTCGCTTGAATCTATTGAGTTTGCTGCTATTTTATCTGCTGTTACAGAATTAGTTGCTAAGTGTATAGTATCTATACTACCTGTAACTAGTTCTGCACTATCTACTGAGTTTGCTGCTAAGTCTCCTGCTACAATTGCTCCGTCTGCTATCAAGTCTGATGTAATTAGACCGCTTGATATAAATGCTACACTATTAATAGCGTTATCTGCTATTTTTGCACTTGTTACAGAGTCAGAAGCTAAGTGATTTGCACCTATGCTACTATCAGCTATTTGATCGCTTCCTACAGAGTCTGTTGCTATTTTACTTCCTATTACTGCATTGTCTGCTATATGAATTGCGTCAATAGACCCACTTACTATTTCACTGGAGTCCACTGAGTTTGCTGCTAAATCACCTGCTGCAATAGTTCCATCTGCTATCAAGTCTGATGTAATTAAACCGCTTGAAATAAAGTTTACACTATTAATAGCATTGTCTGCTATTTTAGCACTTGTTACAGAGTCAGAAGCTAAGTGAATTGCATCTATGCTACCACTTACTAATTCTGCACTATCTACAGTATTTGCTGCTAAAGTTGTTGATAAAGCAACTGCACCTGATCCGTTAAAGTTTACAGCTGAAGCAGTTACATCTCCTGTTAAAGAGAAAGCTCTATTTGTTGCTAAAGTTGTTGCTGTATCAGCATTACCTGTTAAATTACCAGTAACGTTTCCTTCAATATTAGCTAGAATAGTTCCTGTTGTCATTACTAAGTCGCCAGTAGAAGCACCAGTAAATGTACCTGTACCTACTTTAAACTTATCTACACTCTCGTCAAATCCAATAAATGCATTATTTTCGTCGCCTCTTTCTATGACGATACCTGCATCATTTGATGGAGTACCTGTTGTTCCTGTACCAAGTTCCATTAATGGATCAGCAATTGTTGTGGTTGTTGAATTAACTGTTGTGGTTGTTCCGTTTACTGTTAAGTTACCAGATAATGTTACATTACCTGTGAATGTTTGTCCCCCAAGTGCTGCACTTGATAGTTCAGTTACTCCGACAGAGTTCGCAGCTAGTTCACTAGAATCTACTGCTCCAGCAGCTATGTGTCTAGATAAAACTTGGTCTGTTGCAATTTTTGCAGAAGTAATATTATTTGCTGCTATTTTTGCTGTTGTTACTTGAGAAGTTCCAATATGTATAGTATCTATACTACCACTTACTAATTCTGAACTATCTACAGAGTTTGCAGCTATTTGTAATGCACCTACTGCACCAGTTGCTATTTCTGAAGATGTAATTGTGTTTTCTGCTATATGTCTTGAAATTACAGAGTTACTAGCGATTTTAGTGCCATCGATAGCATTATCTGCAATATTTCCTGTTGCAATAGTATTTGCTGCTATATCTCCTGAAACAATAGTACCGTCTGCAATATGGTCTGAAGAGATTACTCCTGAAGGAAGTTTACTTGCTGTAATAGCATTATCGGCTATTTTTGCTGTTGTAACTTGTGCCGCACCTATATGTATTGTATCGATACTACCTGTCACTAACTCTGCTGAATCTACTGAGTTTGCTGCTATGTGTCTTGCAACTATACTGTCAGTAGCTATTTTTGTACCATCTACAGCATTGTCTGCTATGTTTCCTGTAGCAATAGTATTGGCTGCTATATCTGTCGATACTATAGTACCGTCTACAATATGTTCTGAAGATACTATTCCAGAAGTAAGTTTAATTGCTGTAATAGCATTATCGGCTATTTTTGCTGTTGTAACTTGTGCTGTACCTATATGTATTGTATCAATACTACCACTAACAAGTTCTGCAGAATCTACTGAGTTTGCAGCTATTTTATCTGCTGTTACAGAATCAGTTGCTAAGTGTATTGTATCTATTGAACCACTTACTAATTCTGCACTATCTACTGAGTTTGATGCGAGTTCATCCGCACCTACTGCAGCTGTTCCTATATGTCTTGCTTGAATACTATCTGTAGCTATTTTTGTTCCGTCTATTGCATTATCTGCTACATTTCCTGTTGCGATAGTATTCGCAGCTATTTTAGCGCCTGTTACTTGGGCAGCTCCTAAATGTTCTGTATCAATTGCTCCTGCCGCTATATGTTCTGAATCTATAGAGTCATCTGCAATTTTTGTACCATCTACTACATCAGCAGCTAGTTTTCCTGTTGTTACTTGTAAGTCTCCAATATGAATAGTATCTATACTACCACTCACAAGTTCTGCTGAATCTACTGAGTTTGCAGCTAATTGTGTAGCAGTAATTAATCCATCTGGAATGTGTATAACTCCGATAGAGTTTTGTGCTAATTCTGAAGCACCAACTGCATTTGCTGCTATTTCTGTACTACCAATTGAGTTAGAAGCTATTTCAGCTGAAGTGACTGCGTTTGCTGCTATCTTCGCTGTTGTAACTTGTCCTGAACCGATATGAATTGTATCAATTGATCCGCTTACTAATTCACTGGAATCAACTGAGTTTGCAGCTATAGCTGCTGAATCTATTGAGTTATCTGCTACTGCTGTAATAGCAGATGCTTGTAACTGTGCTGTACCAACTGAGTTGGTTGCTAGTTGTGTATTCGTAACAGCATTTGCGGCAATTTCTGAACTACCAACAGCATTTGCTGCTATTTCACTTGCAGTAACAGAATTACTTACTAATTCAGTAGTCCCAACTGCGTTTGCCTCCAAGACGGAGACTAGATGGTTTTCCTTACCTATTAATGCCATTATATTTGCTCCAAATATGACAGAGTCACATCGATACTATCGACTACATTACTCTGTACCTTGATTGCATCGCCAGCCTCTAATACTACTTTGGCATCGCCACCAACCACAGCTATTGTTGTTCCACTTGGTATAGGAGTTCTTGAAGTTAACCCTACATGATTTCCAGTGCTACTGTCATAAAACTCTACATTTGCCTCTACTGAACCACCACTTTGATTACATAAATATAATCCAATTATTGTTGAAGTGGTAGCACTTGGGCAAGTATAAACCGTCTGCAAAGATAGATTTGCATTTGGTAAAGTTGCTGTTTTAAATGATGATGCCATATTATTATCCTAGTGCGATGGCAAGTGCTAGTACATCTTCTTCAGTCTGTCCTCCAGTAGAGCCAACTTCTACTATACTACCATTTGCTGCTTTTGTAAAAATCTTTCCGTCTGCTACATTCATAGCGATTTCATGTGTTTGCAAATCTTCAGCTGCTGGTACTGAACCAACAGTTTCTGACCTTTTTGGTTTAATCACATGTGCCATATTAGAATGTGCCTCCGTCTAATGTATTTGTCCAAGTTATTGTTCCGTTATTGCCAACTTGTAGTACTTGTCCTACTGAGTTAGTTGAGTCATATGCTCCGATAGCTAATCTAGTATAAGAGCCACCGCCATTTGCTCCAAAAATTAAATCGCCTTCTGAAACTGAGCCGATACCTTTAATTCTGAGCTGATCTGAGTTAACTTCAATTGTTAAATCATCTACATTTACATCTAGTGTGTTACCTGTTGCAGATAAAGCGTCTCCTGCTGTAATTTGTCCAGCACCTGAGAATTGTGTAAATGTAAGACCGTCACTGCCAAGAGAAGCTGATCCTGTAATATTTGTTAATACAAAACCATTATCAGCATTAGTATCCCCAGCTTCAACGAATGTAAATAATCCGCCACTTACATCTGCACTTGAATTAGCATCGTCTGTTCTAGTAAGTACAAATGCGGTACTTACGTCACCAACGGTTGTTACAGAGTAAATACCGTTTTGAGTTGATGTTGATTGATCTTTAACAAGTACTCTGTCTCCTGAAGATAATAAAACATTATCAACTGAGATTGCACCATTTGAATCAGCTGTAAGAGTTGCACCTACGCCTAATGTACCATTGTCATAAGTTGCGGATAAACTAGCAGTAGTTGCTACTTTAACTGAATCTTTAATATCTAGTGCTTGTTTTACACTATCTACATATGCTTTTGTTGTTGCGTCTGTTGCTTGGGTAGGAGTACCTATATTTCGTACTCTATTACCACCCATATCAATGGTATTAGTTGAAGCGACATTAAATCCTGCGTTGAAATCAACTGTATTCCCGAATTGGGCATTACCTCTGATATTTATTGTGTCTGTGGAAGCATCTCCTAAAGTTACAGCACCATTTGCTGTTAATGCTCCTGTTATACCTACGGTAGATGAGAAAGTTGCAGCATTAGTTACGCCTAATGTACCTGAAATGCTAGTATTACCTTCTCCTGATGATACTGTAAACTTATTTGTGTTTACAGTAATATTTCCAACAACTCCTAAATTACTTCCAATATTTGCTGTACTTGTTACCTCTAAAGATCCGCCTGTATTTAGAGACATAGTACCCACATTAATGGATTCTGAGCCGTTAGTTGTAATGAATGTTAAATAAGGGGTTGTGCCTTCCTTAATTACAAAAGATGCTGCTTCATTGTCAGCAATTAATAAATCTGTGGCTTGTGCATCTACATCTATACTGCCTCCATGTGTAATCACTAAGTTTGCAGTTGGTGCGATATTTAAATCACCTGATGATGTAGAAATAGTATCTGTAGACCCAGTTAAAACTATATTACCAGTTTTTAGTTGGTCAACTTTACTTTGTGAATCTACAATAACTGCAGAACTTGCGGTAAGTGTACCAGCAGTGTGATCCAACATAGCGACATATAAGTCACCACCTATAGTTGTAACTGTTCCATCAGTTGGAGCTCCAATAAATAGCTTCTGCGAATTAGAAGAATACGCTAATTCACCAGCACTTAGTGAAGTTGGAGAGGCGGAACTGCTACTTCTTTTAATTTTAATCGTTTGTGCCATGATTATTTCCTATCGAGCTATTAAAAAGCTCCTGCGTCTATCGTGTCTGAGTCTGCTGAATCGTTCCCGATCATTATCGGAACAAATGTCGCTGTTCCATTGACATCTCGATAAACTTTTAACTGATTATCATCAGTATCATAAAATAAATCTCCTTCTGCTAAGTCTGTTGTACCCGCAGTTGGAGCTGTTGTTGCAACATAAAATTGATTTGCTAGAAAATTAAGCGCACCTTCTACTGTGCTTTGACCTGTAAGAGTACCTACAGGATTTGTAAAAGTTAATATTGATGCGTCTGATACATCTCCTCCGACAGCGGAAGAGATTGTTAGAGTTGTAGTCTGTGCAGTGGCATTAAGGGTTGTATTAGTAGGAGTAATAGTTATCGTTGTTGCCATTAGCGTGTCACATTTTGTGTAACTCTTGCTACACCCTGTATCAGTCTAGTTATAGTATTTGCACTAGAATTGTATAGTTCTAAATCATAATAATATTTTCCTGCGTCAATATTTGCTGTTACTGCATGTCCAAGTTTCATTGACAATGCACCATTTGCAGCATCTGTTATTGTACAGGTAAATGTTGCTGTAAGAGTATTTGAGGAGGGAGTTGGTCGAAGTTGCGCTGAAGCTGTGTGACTAGATAAATTAGTTGTCTCACCGTCTTCTGCAATAGTAATTGAAAGGGCAAAATCTGCGCCCTGATCGATAACTATGTCATAATTTCCAGCTGCCATAAAATACTCCTATATGCAATAATTATATCAAAAACTTGAGGTGGTGTCAAGAACTATTTTTGCGGGGTGTTTTCTTTACCCTACGATTTAGGATATTTGTCCTTGACTGCTTTTAATTCTGTATAAAAAGAGGTTAATTTTGCATTATCCCCAAATACTCCGTCATCTATGGCGTGCCAAAGTAAATCAAGCTGAGTTCCTAAGGTTGGATAATATTTTTGTCTTTTATCAGAGTAATTTGCATTTGCTGTTTCTAAATCTATGTTCATGCTAATCTCCTATTTACTATTATATTTTGTCCTGCTACATAATACTTATCTTTTTTAAATTGTAGTGTATGTCGTCCTGCCATTGTTCCTGTAAAAGTTAAAGCCCCGCTTTCATATGTACCTTGAGATACTTTATTCAAAAATATTTCAGTTCCTGCTGGACATCCTGTAACTGTAACTGTACCATCAACATCAATAGTAGTTGCAGAAAAAGTTAAATCAAATGAATGATACCCGACTACATTATCTTCAGCATCATTTATATAAAAATGGTCACAAGCAGGTATTTGTTCTAGCTCAAGAGACAAATAAGATAATCCCAAGGCTGCTTGAGAATTAATTATATCCTGTGTAACGGGAGCGTCTGCAGCCCATTTAATATCTTTATTTGAATCGTAAAATATATGATAGGTGCTCATAGCCCTAATCCTCCTGTAAAATCTTTTGCTTTAAAAATTATATATGCGTAATATATTGTTTGTTTATTTGTACCAAACTCTTCATTTGGTGCTGTGCCTGCTTCATCATCACCAACTTCGACATTATACCCAAACTCGTGATTATAAATAGTAAGTTGAGTAGTGCTCATTGTTGTAGATATTCCCATTAGAGATATTTCGTCCCATGTAGATTCTACTTCTTCGATTAAATCATAGCCATAGTTATTGTTTCTTGCATAACTTGGTGTATACATTCTATTTGCAACACCACTTGTTAAATCACTTGCATAACACCATCTTACTACATAAAGAGGTACATATCCTAAACTATGACTTATTGTAGTACTTGTAGGATAATCAACTCCTGATGCATCATTAGTAGCATGTGGGGCAAGAGACCCTTCTCCTTTTGCATGAATTACTAACCCACGAACAGCACGAGAATCAAAAGCAAGTGGAGTTGTAATACTTGTATTAGCAACATCTACTCCATTTTGCGAAACGAAAACACCAAAATCTGAAGTGCCTCTTTTACCTACTAGTACTCTATTTGCCATTAGAAAAGTGCCGCCGTTGAAAAACCTTTTATAACTGATACTGTTGCAGTTATAGAAGTATCTCCTGTATTACTTATTGTTCCACTTGTAGCTCCTGTATAGTTTCCATTTAGTGTTTGTTCAAAATCATCTGTTGGAGTAAATGTTCCTTCAAAATCAGTGTATAAAAGATTTCCTGTTCCTAAATCTTCTGTACTTATTGTAGCTGTAGAGCCACTTGCAACAGTAACATTCGTAGAAGCATTTGTTCCACCTGCGATAGGAACTATTTGAAATTGCCCAACATCAATTGCTCCTGCTACAGCACCAGCATTATCTGTATTAAATACAAGCTGATCTTTTGTACAAGTTGTTATATCATCTCCTTCTCGAGAAATATATAAACCAAACTTGCCTCCTGTATGTCCAAGATTTGTATTTGTACTTTTTCCTATTATAATTCGATTAGCCATTTTATGTCCATAAACTTGCGTCGTTCATTTTTCCATACTGACAGGGAAGGCGTAGTACAATAAACTTAAAATTAGTTGCAGTTCTGCTTACTCCTGCACCTCCGCCAGTTACGGTATCTACAGACTCTTCAAACTTTATTGGATTTATATTGGTTGTTGTTACTTCGTGCATTCCTGCTCTTTCTTGATACCTTTCTTCTTCTGAACCACTATTATAACTTTCAATAGTTCCTTTTTTATCATCCATTGAAACACACAAAGGTATATACCCAAGTGTTCCTTTTGTACTAGACCAGTTTATTCCTGTAGTAGAAGCAGCACTACCTCCCGCATATGTCATTCCACTTCTTACTGAAGTTGAATCAAAAATTAAAGGCTCTGTTGGACTTAATACATTATCTCCTGGTTGAGATACTTGGAGTCCAAAATCACCCCCTCCGATATTACCTATTATTACTCTATTTGCCATTAGTCTGAAATTAAAATCCTTTGATTAGTTGAATCAATTACAATGTTTGCGCTTGATATTGCACTTGCATTAATTGACCATCCTGCTACAGCTCCTCCAGTTTGATTTGGAGAAGAAGCAACTGTTCCGTTTGCTTGACTGTTTGCACTATTTGCCGTAGTATGTGCATTAGCTGCGTCACTTGCTGCATTAGCTGCTGAGTTTGCTACATTATTTACTGAGCTTGAAGTAGCTCCACCTGCTGTTGTAATTGACCCAATTGATATTGTTCCTTTAAACCCTGCATTACCGTTTGTGTCTAGATAGAACTGATTTGCTGAAATAAATCCATCTGACCCTAGTAATAATCCTCCAGTTGTTAAATAAGTTCCATTTCCTGAAGTTGATGTGCCTGTTGTATAGTTTCCAACTATAGCTCCACCTGCTAAATGATACTGAGTAATTGTCCATCCACCTACTCCACCACCTACTATAGTAGATGAAGTATTAACTGCGCCATGAGTTACTTTTGAGTCTGCGGTACTTTGGGCTGCAGCTGCTGAGTTTGCTGCATCACTTGCTGAGTTTGCTGCATTATTTGCTGCGGATGCTGCACTACTTGTAGCAGTGTTCATAGCGGCTGTATTAGGGAACTCCGCAATCTGTCCTATTGTTACAGTTGCAGCTGATAGGTCTCCTTTGAAGAAAGCATTTCCTGATGTATCAATATAAAACTGATTAGCATGTATAGAGCCAGCACTATTAAATGTTATTCCTGACCCTGAAGTATATCCTGCTGTGTCTTTTGTTCCACTGTAAATTGCTGAAGAATCAATAGTCCACCCACCAACAGACCCTCCAGTTTTTGCACCGTTAGATAGTATATTTGTATTTGCAGCTGTATTTGCTTCTGATAAAGTAGCTTTTGAATTAGCTGTATTTTGAGCAGCTGAAGCTGCAGCTGTTGCTCCTACTTCTGCTTCAATATCAGAAGCTGCAGTAGCACCTATTTGTACTGATTGTCCTATAGCTAGTGTTCCATTTGCACTATAGAACTTAATAAACTTGTTTCCTGAATCCTGTCCAATATTTACATTACCAGCACCGTCAAAGTATACTCCTAAGTCTCCATCTGCAAAAGTTGTTTTATTTGCAGTTACAAACTTACCATTGTCTCCACTTGTTCCAAGTTGAATTGTATTTGCTATATTTGCTCTATTTGTAAATGTAGTATTTGCACTTAATCTGTTAGCTGCTAGTGTTCCTTCAACGATTACTGAACCATCAAAAGTTTCTACTACTAAAGCACTAAAGTTTGCTGCTGTTACTGAACCTGCTGAAGATACTGCTGAGCCATTATATACTCTTGTTCCAGCGGAATCTGCTGAATTATCTGTAACTGTTACTCTATCATTTGGTCTTAAAAATCCATCAGAAGATGACTGTATTACTGCGTTTGCAACTGCAACTGCGGATGCATTATTTAATGTTCCTGCAAAGTTCACTGCTTGTGCAGCACTGATTTCTGTAGTTGTTGATTCTTCGAAAGTGAATATTCCTGAGCCTCTAACTCCATCTGTTCCTATAGACCCTGCGTTAACTTTTACAAATGAAAGTGTTTTTGTAGCAACTGTTGCACCACCGTTATTATCAATAATAGGAATAGTTACAGTACCTGTAAGAGTTGCACCACTTCCGATTGCTGAGTTTGAGTTTAAAGAAACTACTCCACTTGCTGATACAGCTGAACTTACATTTACATCTGTTCTTGTTCCATATCTAAAACTATTTGCAGTATAAGGAGAAGTTGCATCATAAGTATATGCCTGACTTCCTTTATATACTGTTGGACTTGAACTAAAAGTTGTAAAATCGCTGATTGTTCCGCTACTATTTGCATCAAAAGCGTGTGATTCATTTGTAAAAACTACAGTATATGCATCTACTCCTGGTGCTCCATCGTCTCCTCCAATTGATTTAGATAATGATTGTACTTTTGTAAATGTAAACTCATTACCATCACTATTTTTGACTGTAATAGTATAAGTTACTTTTGCATTATCTGCAGTCATAGAGCTGTGATTTGCAAATCTTCTTGTGTATGTTGAAACAGTACTTGCACTTCCTACAGTAATATTACTACCTGAAGCACTTACTCTAAAAGAAGGCGAATCATAAGGAGAGCTGTCATCGTAAGGAACTTGAGTTGTACCGTCGTATACTAGAATATCTGTTCCCGAATCAGTATAAGTTACTACTCCCGCATTTGTGGTTGGAAGTGTATGTGCCTCATTAGATAATATAACAGTTATCGCATCTGCACCATCATTTCCATCTGTTCCGTTTGTTCCGTTTGTTCCGTTTGTTCCAGGTTTAACTCCGTATGTTGTTAATTGGTCTCTAGCTTTAATTGCAGTTTCACCACTATCTCTAATTTGAACTTCTATTTTATCAGGCATATTGCTGAAAGAAGCCTGTGGAGTATATGTATAAGTATTAGTGGTAGTATTTGCTTGACTTACATCATTTAAGAAAAACTCGTAGTATACTGTTCCAGTCGTATTTAATGCAGTAGCTGTTACTGTTGTACTTGAAGGTGATGGGCTACTTCCTGTATTTGAATATGTAAATGCTTGGTCGCCTATAGTTAAGTTTACTGTTCTTGAATCTATTCCTGCAGCTCCATCTGCACCGTTTGCACCTGGTAATCCATCTGCTCCTCTTTCTCCACTAGCAAAGTTAACTAAACTAAATGTTCCTGCTGTATTTGTAACCGAAGCTATAATTGAATCTTTTTGTCTATCAAATCTTAGACTTTGTCTAAATAAGTTTGCGCCTGAATAATCTCTATCTGAAGCATTTACAATAGTCATTGATGTGTTACTTTCTACATGAGCAACTCTTGCCCAGAATCGAGAAGCACCTGCATCGTCTAAAATTATTACATCCCCTGCTTGATAATCTAGTTCAAAAGTTGTAGAAGTACCTGTTAGATTTGAAGAAAACTGTGATAAACTAAAAGTACCATTTGCTTGTGTTAAGTCGTTATTTGCTTGTCCAAGTCGTTGAAAGAAATTAAAATAATATGGTACATTACTTGTATTGGAAGCTGCTACATTATCTGAAGCTATAACAATCGATCTTAAAACATCTGTTCTTGTTGCTCCTCTTGCTAAGTTACCATCATAGTCAAATAATAAATATCCTGTTTGACCGTTTGCTAAACTACTGAATGACTCGTCTGTAAAATTAGTATTTCCACTTGTTATAGAGACTGTAGGAACTCCTGTTGGTGGTTGAAAAGTATAAGTTGAAGAATCAAAACTTACTGCACCTGTAGAGGTATTAATAGTCATTCCTGTAGACAATGTACCACCTCTTGCAATTACTTGATTGATTCCTGCTCCAATTACGTTAGAAGTAGGTACTACCATATCTTCTGGACTAAAGGTAAACTTTGCTTGAATAAACTCAGAAGTATATCCTTGAGTATTTACTGTTCTAACACGAACTCTAAACTCATCTCCTGTTGATACATTTCGTATAGAAAAGTTATTTTGCCCTCTAGATCTAATTGCTTCTCGAATAAACCCTGTATTATTTTTTACTTTGTCTGATTGTGGAACATCATGTTCTAAATCAAATCCAGCCAAATGCTCATATACATCATCAAGTGCATTTCCATCTTGATCTGTTCTTAGTGACTTTGGTGCAATCCATTGTACTAATGCTTTATATTTTGTGGTTGCACTCTCTACATCGGTATTGTCTCCACCTTCATCATCTGGTACAATAGCTACGGAAACATTCACTGGTACAGGTACAACTTCTGTTCTTTTTGGTGGACGCATAACATCTGGTATATCAGGAATTACCCATCCTCTATCAATTTCTGAAAACTTGTCTACATCATACTCAGCTGCAGTAATTTCAAAAGTCATGTCTTTTGTATTTTCTTTAATTCGAGTAATTATGTATTCTTTTGCACTACCTGTAACATCTGCTCCTTGTGCTGTTTGTCCTGTAATTGCATACATTACTTCACTATTTGGAGCCTCACTAAATGCACTTGATACTGTAATATTTGATGAGTTATATGATGAGATTGGTTTTGTTTCTATTCTTTGATCTTCTGACCAGATAACTTGTACAAGTGCGCCTGCATCATCTTTTAATTGTGACGCGGAAGCCTGAGTTGTAATAGCAGTACCATTTGCGTGTTCTAATATTAAATCACCAACGCTATAAGAACTTCCATTTATAGTTGCTCTTGGTTGTCCAATATAAGCACCGCCTTTTGGAAAGATTAAATGTAAGTCAAAGTTATCTGTACCATTGAGAGAGATTGCTCTGTCTGTTTCGATTACAGTAGTAGTTGATGATGTTGCACTAGAGATACGACCACTAAACTGAACATTCTCATTATCTGCGTCTTGTATTAAAATTACATCACCTGCTACAAGTGCGCCACCATTTATACCTGTTTTAAATGTTACAACTTCTTTTTCTAATTTTTCAGTAAGTAAATGCCACTTACCAAGTCTTTGTGCTTGACCTTGTGAAGTACATCCAAGTGCTGGTAAGTCTTTTGTTACTACTCTGCCTGTTTCTGCAATATTATTGTCATCTGTAACAATTTCTACTGCTTGTTTATATCTATTCTCAGGGTCATTCCAAGTAACTTTTATTTCATTTGTTCTAAATCTTTTTGAAGTTCCTGCATATTCAAATGTTCCATCAATTACATTTGATTTACCAAAAGTGTATATAGCACCTTTCTCTCTGTTCGAGTTTAAACTTATTTGACCATTATGCCAAATTAACATACCACGAATCATAGTAGTTAAATCTTTTAATAGTCTTAAAGCGTCTTGACCTTTTTGAATATATAAATTACATGTAAATCTAGGTTCTGTTCCGCCTTTTCCATCTGGTACAAGTTCGTCACAATATTTTGCTAGATTGTATAATGTATATTTATCAATTTGTGTAAAGTCAAAATCTGGGTCTACATATTTACCTAATCCATATCTTGGATTTGAGACTAAGTCCATAAAAACCCATACAGGGTTATTACAATATACTGCTTCATAGTTTGGAGAAGCACCATCAAAAGTTTTCTTATCTCCTCTAAAGTTACCGTCCCAATCAACTTCTGCTCCTGTATCTACACCAGTAGTTACATTTCTAGTGTAAGATGCAACTGCTCTTCTTATTCCTGTTGAATCATGTATTTCTTCTAAAGGAAAGTAATTAGTAGGAACTTTTACGCGAAGTCCTCTTATTTCATAAGCTCTTTCTGGAATATCTTCAAAATCTTCTGCATCAACTACTACTCCTGCATATGCAGTATAAGGATAAGTTAATTTGTCTGTAATGATGTTTTCAATTGAAACAACACTACCTTGGTTTGTTTGTTGCCAGCTATTTTCTTTTTGGTTAATTGGAGATACTCTTTGTATATCTATTTTGTAATCAGTAAATGGTTGATACTTTGAAATATCAAAACTAAAAATACTATTAAAAGGTGATTGAGTCTGTGTATCAATTATTCCAGTACTGCCAGATTTAACACGAGTATTGGCATGATAAGATGCTGGACTACTTGCTAAACTTGATCTACCAAAAATTACTTTTTCATTATTTGCAAAATCATCTGTCGAATCTGTTTTATATGAAAATACTATTCTATACTCAGCAAATCCATTACCTGTTCTTCCATTTTCTTTTCGAGAAATCATTTGTGCATGATTTAAAGTTACACGAATAAAATCAATTTCACCTGGGTCTGCAATATTCATGCCTGTAGATGCAACTCTAGATATGCCACTTTCTCCATTTCTATTTGGAGAAATATCAGTATCAATTCCTAAAGCTGAGTTTGTAGGTTGTCCAATAGAGCGTAAGTCTGTTTGATCGAGAGCTTGATTTATTGAATGTGCTGAAGATGCACTTCCGACTCCTGAAGGCGCGGATAAATAAGATTGGTCTCTCTCACCTGGTCTAAATGCCCATCCAAAATTATTAAAGTTATATTTTAAAGGTTCTCCTGCAGATACTGCTGGTGGGGATAGTAAAACCGCAGTTGGATTTGTATTAATTCCACCCCCTGTTGTTAAAGTACATGTATTTCCAGAATAACTTGCAACTTTATCGACTAAGTCTATAGAAACATTTGCGGAAGATACTGTTTGAGCGGGAGCTGAGTCTACTCTTACCGCAGTAGTATTTATGTATTGTACGATCTGTCCTGCGTATTCTCCATTTGCTACACCTGCTCCTTCGATTCTGATAAATTGATTGAGCGGTACTCCTTCATCATAAATATCATCTGCGGCAAAGAAAGCTGATGCTGTAGTAATAATTCGTGATCCTGCTGTTGTGCTACAATCTGTTGCTCGTTTTTTACCTGCAATAACTGAAGCGTATCTTTCCCCCTGTGCTGTAGTAATGTTATCAAATATATTACCACCACCAATATCTGTAATAACTCTTGTAGTAGATACATAAGAAGCATTTGGTGACCTAAACATTTGATAATAAGTAGAAACATTTTGAGAAGCCGCAGGGTTTCCGTCTATTATAATACTATTTGGCCCGTTAACTAATCCTTCTATTGGGCCTTCTGATATAGCATCATAAATAACAGCAGTCTGATGTTTAGTAGTCTTTGTAAAATTATTATATCTTGAATTACCTGCCATTATTTTTGCTCCGAATATTTCATAGCGTCTCTTTCACGGCCGCCACCGCCACCGCCACCGCCGCCTCCAGCGCCGCCACCGCCACTGCCACCAGAGTATCCTCCACCTGTTCCATCTTTTTTACCAAAAGTAAATCCTGGTGCAGAAGTTATTTTTGAATCTGTAAATCCAAAGTTTATAGGTGCGCCACCGACTTCTAGTTTTCCATAGGCGAGAGGCACAGGTATACCAACTTTAGCATTATTAATCGGCCCTTTGAATAAGTTTGATTCATCTGAAGAATCATCGGGCATTTCTGGAGTTAACATATCTACAATTCCTTTTAGTGCAAGTAATCCTCCTCCAACTATAAGTGCTATACCAAGAGCTGTTGTTGCTCCAAAAGTAAATGCTCCAAGAACTATAAGTGCAATACCAATAATTGTTTTTAGAAGATCTGCACCTTGTGGTAAAGGTGTGATAACTAAATCATTTTCTCCTAAATCTGAATGTAGATTATCGTACTCAAGAAGTTCATCTCCTTTTGCCACATGAAACTCTATACCTTTATCAGTACAGTCTAGTAAATATTTTCTTAAGCCTCCCTTAAGTTGGTCGATAGCATGCATTGCTTCATGCACATTTTTGCATACGAGATTATGCTCTTTTCCAAAGAGTTCTCCCATTCTACCTAATAATATTATCTTTCTTTTCATGTTGGTTCTAGTATAAATACCTCTTTTTGTGGGTAGGAAACAATTAAATATGGAATACCTACCGCATTACAATTATCTATGTCATACTCACTTGGGCGACAATCCGAGTCGTAGTGACTATGGACAACATATTTTATATTTGATTTTAATTGATGATGAATGAATAACTTTGGGTCAATTTTAAACTGCGAATTATCTTCGTGGAGATTTTCACTCGGAATATATTTTTCTCCGTTTTCATCCTGTACAACAAGTCCACAACATTCACCAGGCGCAGCTGATTCTGCATGAGCAAAAATATCTTCGATCACGAGAATGCCTTTGCTGCTGGGAATCCACCAAATGGTAGGTCTGCTCCCGTATTTGTTTTTGCCTTTCCTGTTGTACTAGAGTTTGCTGAATCTTTTGGTTGAAATCCAAATCTCAGTTTACATCCATCTAAACTTTTACTACAAGTATCTCCTCTTTGCCAGTAAACTCCAAAATCAGGTTTTACACTTTCTGAAGGTTTTACTGCTTTCCACATAAGAGTATAGTTGTAAGTTTCACTGGTTGATACATTGTCAGTAAAAGTTACATAATCGTTATATCTATCATCTGAATATGTAAAATATTCTGTACCATGTGAGTATGCATTATATACTCTCACTGGTTTAAAGTTACTATTACTTACACTTATTGTGCCTGGACTTGCTGTTGTTGCTGTAGCTTGCCAGTATAAGTTTTTTGTAACACTACTTGTTGTTCCGTTTGCATTAAATCTATTTGCACTTATTTGTGTTTTATAATATGTATCTATTGTAATACTTGCTGGAGTTGAAGATGGACTTAATCCACTTACAATACTTTCATCAATAATATATTCATCGTCTACATTTGCATAAATGGTATATTCTGTTCCACCGTCATAGCTACTATATTGTATTTTCTTTTTCCCATCTATATTCCAAGTACATCTACTCTTTGCTTTTTTATACTCTGGTAAATGGTCACTTGCGCCCTGATACATAAAAGGACATCTATTTGCCACAATAGAACGACCAGGTAGTTGTATTCCACTCAAATCAAATGGGGAAGCAAGTTCTAAAGTAATCTGTACTTTATTTCTTGATTTTATTCTATCTACATACCATACTTGTCTAGGGTATTCTATTGGTGGACTTGCATCTCCGCTTTCTCCATATAGATATTTCTTTAGAGTAAGTCGTCTGATAATTTTAAGTCCAACTAAACTTTCGTAATCAGTAGTACCAATTGCACCACTAAAAGCTGTTGTTGCATTTGCAATCGATAGTGTGGGCTTTGGTTGTGCACCATCATTTTTTGTTTCGAATCCTTCGGCTTTAATTGGTATAGCAGTATATGTTCTTATAGTTGCATTATTAGTATAATCTCTCATTTGAACTGCTGTCAAATCAGAGTCAAGCCCTGACATTACATATACATAGTTATTTTTAGCATATTCAATTTCAAAAAGTTGTACCAGTTCTGAGCCTGGGTCTAACTTTTGTAAATCTTTTACTAATATCTTTTCTGCCATTATGCTTCGTAAACTCTTCTAAATGTTGCCTTTAAATCATAGTAGTCATCATACTTCCAAGTTTGATTCCAACTTTCTACTACCACTTTTACTGTTTCTTCGTTTCCGCCTTCGTTTGTATTTGCAAATGTATAATCAAATGCTGTTGCTCCATTCTTTCCTGCAAAGAAGTCAACAATATCATCTATTTCGTCTTTTGGTCTATTTACAAATGCCATTTCAAACTTTTGTTTTATATTATTTATACCGTTTGCTATTCTTTGTTCGTAGCCGTCACCGAACTCTGCTCTAAATACTACAGTATCATTTGATAGTGAAAACCCTCTATCTGGATTTACAACTCCGAGTGTTCCACCTACATTAAATCCTAGTGCCATAATCTTATCCTGTTGGGTTTAGTATTCCGCCTGGTGCTTGTTCTTTTATAATTGTTGCCATTACAGAAGCGTTAATTGCTTCAGCGAGTTGTGCACCGCCGTCTGCTGTTACATCAGCACTTGCTCCTGAGCCATCAATATTTACATTAATACTTGTGTTATTTGTAGACCCCGCGCCTCTACCTAAGTTTACTGGTATACTTCTATTATCTGGTAGTGGTACAACTGCTTCATTTTGTTTTCCTTCTCCAACTAAATATGTTGGTTGAGTTGCAATTCCACCATCAGCATATCTTGGCATTAGACCACCTTTTGCTAGTCCAATGATTCCGCCTTTTGCTAATCCAAAAATAGATAAGAATGGTGCTATCATATTTAATCCTGGTATCATGCCTATAATAGAGGATAATATTCCTCCACCTGCTAGGCCGCCACCACCACCGAATAAACCACCTAGTCCTGGTATCTTTCCTAGTATGCCTCCTAATGGACCACCTGCTGCTCCTGTAGTGCCTTCTGTTCCACCCATAGCTCCACCAATAGCGTCAGATATTTTTTGATCTGCACCTGCTCCACTTGCAGTTAGTTTTGTTGTTTCATCTTTAACAATACTAACAGACATTGGATTATTTTTAGTTCCTAGTACTCCTGCTAAACCTTTTCCTGCTTTTGCGGAGTCTAATATACGAGAAGCTAAATCTGTTCCTGCAACACCTCCGCCTCCTATTATTCCTGCTTTAGCATCGAGATTTGCAATATTTCCCAAATGGTCTGTTCTCGCCTTTTCTAAAGCTTGTATTGCAGGTGAGTTTGTTGCGGCACCAAATCCATCAAAAGTTTGACCTTGTCCTTGAAGTATTCCAATAGTATTATTAATTTGATTTACGTATCCTTCAAGTTGGTCTTTGTAATGAGAAATTATTCCGAGTCCTGCTTGTTGAGTAGATTGGTCAGTTACACTTTCAGCAACTACTGCAGCTGGGCCTTCTCCGCTTATTACTGCTGCCATGTTTTGTACATGCTGAGTCATTACGGAAGCCATTCCATTTACGTGTGATGTAAATAACGCTTGTTGTTGATTTTGTGCTTGTTCTTCTTTTGTCATCTCAAGAACATTTTGACCTGGTATTATTCCTAATTGATTTGCAATATTACCTCTAAGAGCATCAAACGCTCTTTGAAAACCACCAACCATTGGGTTTACTATAAATCTTTCAACTCCTATATTCATTAATTGTTTTTGAATACCGTCTTTTATTGCTGAAAAACCTTCGTAACTACTTTTATCTCCTAGTAGTATATCTACAAAGTTTTGTTGTGCTAATTTTTCAAATGTCTCTGTAAATGTTGTCGCTATTTCTCCTACTAAACTTAACTGACTTTGTAATGCTAATATTTGGGCATCCATTATACCTAGTTGGTCTTCTTGTACTTGTTTTAATCCTTGAACTTCTCGACTATGTTCTCCATATTGCTCTTTTATTCTTTCAAGTGTATACGTTTGTTCTTCATCTAGTGTTGCTCTTTTTGCAGCTAATACTATTAGGTCATTTTCTTTTTTAAATCTTGCATTTAATTTTGTGTTGAATATACCTAATAAAGTGCTTTCTATTTTTGCCCTATCTTCTAATCTTTTTGTGATAATTTGCATATCAGCAATTACTTGTAACTCATTTCTTCTAAGTTGTAATAGTTTTTGGGCTTCACGAACTGTTTCTGCATTACCACCTGCAATTGTTTTTATGTATTCTGCTTGATCGTCATATAACTTAGTATTATCATACACGGCATCATTGTATTGTTCCATTAGAACTGAAGCTTTATTTAAAGAATCTAATTCTTTTTCAAAGAAAGAACCTTCAACTTGTTTAATTAAAGAAGATCTTGTATCAACTAAACTTTCTGTTATTTCTTTTAATTCTGCTGATACCATTCCTAATCTATTCATTCTTACAATTAGAGTATCTACATCATCAGCATTTGTTCTAAAACTTATGCCAAGCCTTCTAAATAATGGATTTACCTTATTTAATTGATTTATATTGTCGGCAACAACTCTTTCTAGATTTTGAAACTCTACAGTATTTACATCTTGTTGTTTTTGAAGTAGTCTTAGCTGACCTACTAAACCAGAAGTTCCTACTTGTTTTGCAAAAATCTCGACTTCTCTTGTTGTATTTCTAAACTTAGGGTCAAGTTCAAATTGTTCTAAGGTTTCGTAAAACTGTATACCAGCATCATACATTTCCTCCATAACTTTCTTTCTAGCTTCAAAAGCTTTTTTATCTTTTGTTGCTGCTTCATATTTTTTCTGAGCTGATACTTCATCCTCTATTGCACTTAGTCTCATTTTATGGGCTTTGTCTGCAAATCCAAAAAACTCCAAAACACCTGCAGCCATATTTTTGAATCCTGCCATAGCTTTTCTAAACCCTAAAATAACGGAATCAAAGTTTTTTATAATTTGTACAATAGAGCTAACTACCATTATAACTATACCGAGAACACCTGCTGCACCCATTACTTTACCTAAGAAAGTCATAGTGGCGGCTCCTGCTCTAGATATACCTGCAAACATTGCTTGGAAAAATCCTTGTAATTCTAAAGTTTTCATTTTTGCTTTACCTACAAAGATTTCCATGTGCATTCCTAGTTTTTGGAAAGTAGTAGCACTGCCTGCTTTCATTTTTGCAAAAGAAAGTTCCATAGCTCTAACGTTTTTGATACTACCACCTTTAAATATACCACTTACTATTTGTCCATGTTTTTGATACTGCATTTCTGCTGACTTTAAAGCTTTCTTTAAGTTCGCTTCATCTGTACCAGTCATGGTTCCTTGCATTGCTCTTTTTAAGACAGGAGACTTTGTTCCAACTTGTCTACGCATGGATTTTGCTTGACCCCGCAAATCTGCTTTACCTGCAATTCCCAGACCGTCTCCACTAGCAGAAGCAGATAATGCGTCAGTTCTTGCTTTCAAAGAATCTACTTGTCCCTTCATACGCTCAACAGCTTGAGAGGATTGATTTGCTGCAGCTGTAAATCGGTTTCCTATACCATCAATGGAAGGAAATATTTGTCCAGCAATAGATTTTGCGAATAAACCAATAACAGCTACTGCTGCTACAATATTTTCATTTAATACATTTGCAAAGAAATTGGCTAAGGGACTTATAAACTTTAGAATACCTTGCATCAAGTCAGAGAAAGTAGTTGCTAATTGGTTTAATTGATTAATCGGAACTTTGCCTGCGATTGCATCAAAGTTATCCGAGGCTTGTCTTAATGTTTCATTTAAAACAGCTTGTGATTTTTCATAAGTAGTTAAATCTTGATAGTTTTTACCTATTTGAGCACCATACTTACGAGCAGCAGTCTCTAGCCTTAGTGTAATACCAAGTTCATCTAAGAGTTCTGGTTCTGCTTTTGTTGTACCTTGAACGATACGATTGAAGGTGTCCTCAAAGTTTCTACCAAGTGCGATAGCGGCATTTTTAGAAGCTTCTGCTACTGCAGTAATTTGATCAGTAGTAAAACCTTTTGCAACCATAATTGCAGTTGAAGCACCTGCTTTTTGTAAGTCAATCTGAGCACCTGTTGCTACCTGTAACTGCTTTGCAATCATATTCATATTGACACCAGTTTGGTTAGCAAACGCAGCTTGTGATTGTTGTAATGCTTTAAAGTCTGCAGCGTTTTGCATAACTCTAAATGCGGCTCCAAGTGCGAAAAGGGTGGATGCTAGAACAGCATAAGATTGGACAAGTCCACCCGTTCCTTGTTGCATACGCGCAAAAGCTTTTGAGCCAGATTCAACACGACCAGACATAGCCTGCATATTTCTACGAACATCGCCCGCAGATTTACCTGCACCGTCTAATCCTTTCTGTGCTTCTTTTGCTTTTCGCGCTATACTTTTAAGACTTTCCCCATCAGTAACTTCGATGGTAATAGTTGCGCCTTTAATCTTTTTTGCCATTTACTTTACTTTCGCTTTACGCTTTTCAGCGTCTTGTCGAGCCTTTACTTTTGCGTTCATCATTTCTTGATGAGCATGCTCTATGTGCTTTAAAAAATAGATACAAGTTCTTTTGTCTTCTATCTCCCAGATATCTAAAATAGTACCGAGAGCGGATAAATCTTTACCCATGTAGTAGCCACTCATACCATCCCAACGATCCGAAAGTAAGTTATGTACAAAAAATGCCTCTTGTACTTCTGTTGGATATCTATCCATAGTAAGAGGCATTTTATCTGGATCAGGTTCTTGATTCAGTTGCTCACATATTGCAAGATACTTATTAAGGTCTATGCCTGTATCTTGAAAATGTCTTTTTATGAGCGCAAGTACTTGTTCTACTTGCGCTGAGTAAAATTATCCAGATCTCCTACAGTATCAGTAACCCATTGATCGAAGTCTGCTGCATTTCTCATTAGAGTTTCAGCATTTTCTTGAGAATACTCAAGTTCTTCATCTTTGGCTACTCCGCTTGTATCTACTAATAGAAGCTCTTCTAAGTAAGAATACTTTAGCCCTTTCCAACCTTTGATGATTGCCTTACAATATTCGGTTAAGAATGTTTCTTCATCGAGTTGTTCTTCAAATGCTCTAGTCTTCTTGTTAAACTTGTTTTTTAAGCATCTGCTTCTGAGTTTTAGTAACTCTTCTCGACTTAGGTAAGTCAAATCAACAGTGAATCCTTCAAATCCTGGAAAGTCGATTGATACTGTCTTGCTTGGAGTTAATAAACTCTTCAGTGATACTGGTTGTTTTTTTACTTCTTCTGTCATAATATTCCTATAAAGTGGGAGGGCATTTCACCCTCCCGAGTTTATTCTAATTAACTAGCTTCGTATGTGACCGATACTTCATTCGTTGCGTTAGCCGCAGTTCCTGAAGATAAGTCTGTTGATAAGCCATGGAAGGCTACATCTACGGATACTACATCCTCAAAGCTATGTGTTGGTAATTCTAAGTGTGCTTTAGCTACTTGAACATTACATCTTGGAGTATTACCTGAGCCTCCAATGCTGAATGTTAAATCAAATGCGTTTGTAATCACACCTCTAGACTCTTGTAGTCTTTCAAACAAGTCTAAAGACCCGTTTGCTGTGTCATTTAAGTAACAAGTAAAGTTACCTGAGACACTTCTTGTTCCCATTACATGTCCTAATGGTAAGTTAACTGTACCTAGTGTTTCTGGTGTTAAGTATGTAAGATTATTTTCGATTGTAATATTACCACCTGTTAATGTTACATCATAAGTAACATCACTACCATCAACGTTCAATGCGCCTAATGTACCTGTTGATGCTGATACATCAAAGCTAATTGCTAAGTCTGTTAGTTTTTGTCTAATAAAGTTGCTTGTTGAACTAATACCTTCGTTAACTAAGCCTAAGGCTGTTGTTCCACTTGAAGCTGTATTAATTTGGGCAACTTCTTCAACTGTTTGTCCATTTCCAGACCAAGCAATTTGTGCTAGTCCTTCAATATCAAAGTCTACGGAAGCTGATCCAACTGAACAGTTAGCTACTTTATAAACTGTAACTCCTTCTGTTCCTGTTGCATACACTTCTGTATTTGTATCTTTTGAAGCACCTAATACAAAGTATAGGTCAAAGACTCCTAGTGTGACTTGGTTTGAGTTTGCAAAGTCAAAATGATTCGGCTCATAAGTTGCCGCATTATTTGCAAAATCGCCTGTTCCACTACTTCCTATAGACCTGTCATAAGTATTTGCAGACATAGCTGCCCATAATGGGCCTTCTACTGCAAACTTTTGAGCGTTACCTGCGTGCTGGTTAGATGCTCCCGCATTACCAGAAGCAGACACCGTAGGTCTCATATAAGTAGTAAAACTCCATTCCGCTGGTGCAAAAGAGTCAGTAAACATTGCTCTACCTCTTTTACTGTAGCCAGTGGAGTTGGCTGCCTCACTTAGAGTAACTTCAGAAGTGTTTGTTCCTTGGTTAAATGAAAAACCGTCTAGTACAGGTATCTCAAAGAGGGCTGTATTTGTTGTTGTTCCATCATAAGCAAAGGACATGAACACTTTGGTATCTCTACTAAAGAAAAATGCCATTCTTCTCTCCTATTTAATATCGAATCTCGCAAGTGATTTCACCCACTCCCAGAGGTTCGAGAACTCCTTCATCTGTATCCACCGTACCGATTGTTGTCTGTACAGTAGATTGAGATGTACCTGTTGAATCATAGTACGTGAGCGGATCATTATCCTCCAGTACTGTTTCAACGTCTTCTAACAATTCTTCGAGTGCTTGGATGACATCGCTATCATCTGAAACATAACATCGAATTGTTATTCTTAAAAATCTAAATCGAAAGCCACCGCCATCGTATTCTCTGGTTTCAGTTCCTGCTCCTATATGGATTGCAGGAAACTCTGTAACTTCGTCCCAAAACTTGAGTCGTCTTTCGACATTTTGTACTGCACTTCTAAAAGGTGGAGTACCATTTATATTCTCAAGTTTTAATGCGAGTGCTTCAACTATTGCTCGGCGTCGCGTGGTATGTCTCCTTGCTAGTCCTGCTTCCATTAGTCTACTGTTACTCCAAATCTTGTTCCGACTATTCCAGTCGCTATTTCTCTGACTGACCTTTGAATTAATGCTTCAGGGTTTCTCTGAGGAGTATATTTTCTACCCCCGGGTGCGAATGTTGAGTATGGGTCAGTCATATAACTTGTCTCAATCATTGTATTTCCGCCTCTTGGCCCTTGTGTTACATTATTTACTCTTACTGAGTTTGCAAATCTACCTGATCTAAATTGTAGTGCAGGTGCTATCATATTTTTTGCAACTGTCTGTGGTAAAAGTTCATTTAGTAGATTTCTTAAAGCTAAAGGGTTTTTTGATGTCCTCATAGCTTGGCTACCTCTTTTACTTACTATTGCAGCTCCTGCTGCAGCTGTAGCTCTGCCTTTATATGCTCTGCTTTTTACACCAGATTTTGTTGTGCTTCTTCCACTTTTATTTGCTGCTTTACCTTGTGCCAGTAATAATTTATTTACTTTGTACCTCATATCAGGATTACTTTTATGAGGGAACATATTTTGTATAATCTGTTTTGGAGCAAGTTTAATAAGAGAATCCACTGGGTTTGGTGAAGACCTAAATAAATTAAGTGCTGTTTTTTCGCCTCTAGCTGCTCCACTCTCTACAGCATTTTTAATAAAAGTAGCTTGGTCTTTTAGTAATAGATTTATTTGCCTTTTTATCTCTTTATCTAATTTTCCAGGGTTATCTCTATCTTCTACTGGTACAATTTCTCCTTGCATTATGAGAGTGTCTCTTAAACCGTTATCTCTTCTATGCTGGCTAAGTACTGTACTAACTCCGAAAAGTTTATCTAGTCCATAAGTAACAACTTTATCAACTGAAGCTAAAAGTCTTTTATCTCTAGTTATTTTTTCAGCAGCTGTTCCTCTTAAGTATTTATCAACTTCCATGAAAGATACTTGCTCAGCGTTTGTACCTTGTGCTCCTCCAAACGCTTCTTTTCTATCAAATAAGTCTGATCCAGGTGCAGTTTGTTTAAATTGACTCTCTCTTTTTGCACCATGCTCATATTCTAGATTTGAGCTTTCTAAT